ATGCCCCTATTTTCGATTTTAAGCAGTCATATGGTAAATTGTACCAGAATAGGGAACAAGGCGGATATGGGGGAGTTTTTTTATTTTAAGTTATGTTTACTAGAATATAAAAAGAAAAGTAGCCGTATCAAATACGGCTACTATCACGTTATGGATCTAAAATCCAAATGTAAACTTTATGGAGCTAAACTCCTAATAGCTGTATTGTAATATAATTATTAAAAAATGTCAAGAGATTAGAAAAGGTATAATTCTTTTAACTTTTCGTTAATTTTGTCCAATGTGTTATCAGATACTTTCATTTTTCCGATTGGATCTAATCTATTTTTCTTTAAAATTCTATCTTTGCTGATTGTTTGAAGGTTATTACACTTGGCATAAGAACGCTTAATGTATTTTTTGTAGTATTGAGTTAATTCAATAACGTCATTTATTTCTGATTGTGTCCGTTTAAGGTTATCATCGTCTATTATCTTAGGTTGAATTATTTCGTTTGAAAATTGTTCTGTATAAGCTTGGTAGACATCCGATAAGGCAGCTTCAGTAATTGCATTATTGGAATCTAAATATTTTAGGTAGGCAAATAATTCTTTGTGTAATTTTTCAATATATTCATCAAGCAAAATAGAAGGATATTCTGCAATGACTTCGTCTATGAGTACAGTATCTATTTGATTTTTAGATGTTAGAGGAATTACTGTAAGTGTTTTTTTATAGGGACTATCTACTTTGTCTAAGACAATAGCCCAATGATTATTTGATAATTCTCCGCCTATATTTACACCGAACTCTACGAATATCAGAGAGCCACGACTGAATTTCCAATATTTTCTTTTTTGAGTCTTAGCTTCAAATAAGAATTGTTCAGATTGTCTTTTAACTGCTGGTGCAAGAAATCGGTATTTAGAAGATGTATGTTTTGCTTTACCAAGTTTATAGAGTTTTTCAACTTCTATGTAGTTTTGTTTGGTTTGTTCAAAATATGGATTTTCTTTGTTCATTTTAATTCTCTCTATATATGCCCACGATTTCGCCTATGGTTTAGAAGATATTAGTCATCTCTATTTGTCAATTTTGCCGTTTTTTGCACTTTAGTCTGTAAAATCGGCTTTCTATTCTTCAATTTACTCTGTTTTTGCACAATAGACCTTAGAAAAAGGGGTTCTATTAGTGATTTTTAATTTTTCTGTTCTTTTTTGACATTTCTTCTAGGTATTTATTGTACTTTTTTTGTAATTTGTCCAGATAGTCAGGATATACTTCTGAAAATGAAGAATACGAATTTTCAAATATTGGAAGTTTATTTGGATCGTTCAATTCAAAGGATTTCCAAAAATATGCCTCATTTTTTGATGATAATAGATGAATTAACTGTAATATATATTCTATATCATTATCAGATAATAGATATCCTAGGCTTAGTAGCGCATCATCTTCTTTTTGGAAAAGCTTATACATCTCTTTTTTATCGTATTCCAATTCCTCTTCCATAGTTCCAAATCCTAGTAAGAAACCTGTACTTACTCCAAAGTGGTCAGCGAGTAGCTGGGCTTTATCTGGTTTGATACTATGTTTATTATTTTCCCAATTAGATATCACCATTTTGGATATTGGTTTTTCGTTTTCTTTTTCTTTTAGTTTTTCATTTATTATTTGAGCTAATTCATCTTGAGTTATTCCCTCGTCGGTTCTCAGAATCTTTAGCCTATTTTTTATTGTTGACATTTTATCACCTCAGTTAAATTATAACCGCTAAAAAAACTTTTGTAAAGTTTTTGTTTATTTCCTCTTGACAAGTAAAGAAAAACATTATATACTTGGTTCAAGTAAAGATAAACTTTACAAACAAGAAAGGAGGGAACTGTATTGCTTATCACCTCAACACAAGCAAAAGCCATTCGCCGAAAGCAAGCGGACAAGAATTTGACTGCTAAAAGAGCCAGCGAGGAAATTGGAGTCAACCCAATCACTTACAGGAAAATCCGAGACGGTGGCGAAGTGAAACCGAGCATTTACCAAAAAGCCATGCAGTGGCTTGCTGAAGATTATTAGAAAGGAGCGAACTAATCGTAATACTACTCTACATTTACAGATTTCTCATGTGGTGCTTTACCACTGGGGATTGATGAACGGATCTAGCTAACTATTTACTAGACTACTTTGCTTGCTACCTATGGCAGTATTAAGGAACTATTCTCCTGAAGTATATTTCATGCTTTACCTTGGTACTGTTTTAGGTGGCAAGCACTGACAAAAGAAGAAAGGAGCGAACCAATGGAACTGGTTTACATGGATGGTAAGAAAGAGCCATACACCACGAGCGAGATTATCGCTGAATGTGCTGAAGTTACTCATCACACAATACAAGAACTTTTGAGAAAGCATAAAGCTGATTTTGAAAACTATGGAATTATCGCATTTGAAATGCGTAAATTAGACGGACGAGGGCGACCGATGAAAATCTATCGTTTGAATGAGCAACAGGCAACCTTGCTGATCACTTATCTAAAGAATACTGAACCAGTACGTCAATTCAAAATGAATCTAGTCAAAGCATTCTTTGAAATGCGTGATGAACTTTCTAAACGTTATCTTCAAAGAGAACTGGAAAAGCCAAAGCGCAAGACCTTAACCGAATCTATCAAATCATGGGAGAAAGCACCCAAGCATGCCTATAGCACTCTTACAAACCTACTGCTAAAGGGAGCGACTAGGAAAAACAAAGCCCAACTCATGCAAGAGCGAGAAAGTGAAAACGGTATTGACAGTTTAACAAGCGCGGAACTGACAAACTATCAGCGATTGGAAGATATGGCAATAGCGATGATCAACTTGAATATGAGATATTCAGAAATTAAAGAACTAATTTTTAAAGTATAGGAGTATAGAAAATGGAAAATGAATTTAAGACAGTTACAAATGCCAAGGGAGTAGAAATTCCTAAGTATTTCAAGGATTTTAAAAAGCTAGTTGAGATGGACAGACAACTAGTCGAATATCTTTGTATGAACTACGAGTTATTGGAAAGTGAAGACCTGGGCGCATTTCTTGAAACGGTGGAGCAGGGATTCAGCTGGATTCTTGATCTTATCGAAAGTAAAGACTTGCTTTATAGCCCCCAGACAGGGAAGAAAGCATGAAAAAAGGCAACAAAAAAAGTCACTTGCGGAAAGTTTGGCGACCGAAGCAAGCGACAAGATTCAGGGTATAGATATTTTTTCTATACCTTGATTATAGCATAGAAAGACAAGGTATACAATGGGAAAACAACATCAAGCAGTAAAATTCAAGGATATTGCTGAAAAATTGTCCGAATTAGAGGGCAAAAATTTAGAAGAAATCGCTGGAGTATTAGGCTATCGCAACTTGGAGAGTTGTAGGGTCAATCTTTACAATCTGAGACAAAACAAGCGTCTAGGATTTGAAGTGGAAAAAGGGGTGTACTCCAAGTTCGCACTCTTGGACGATTCGGTAAAAGAGGAACTGGAAGATAAGGAATTGTCAGACCGTGGGCGCTATTTGAAGAGCGTAGACCGCTACAAGGCTATGTTAAATGCCTTTTCTATCGCCTTTGATAGCACAGTCAAGGCGGAAACCAGACAAAAAGCAGAACACGACGGCTTGAAAGCCTTGGACAGAATCCCAGATAAGCATTACGCCCTACTTTATGACATGATGGAGGGCTAGGATGGAAGCAAAAACCCACTTCGCTAGATTCATGCGCAGAGGAATGGAGTTAGCAAGGCAATTACATAGCAAAGAAATCCAACGTGATGAATTTGATAGAGCCTGGAAAAGATTAGGCGATCAAATCGAAAACGAAACGAAGAAAAACTAAGAAAACCGAAGTGCAGGCAAGCAATTAGAAAAGGTTTTGAAAAACGAGTGCTGACACGGCGATTCTAAGCACTTGTTTAGCGGAAATGTGGGTATTTACCCACGAAACATCACTACATGCGTCCGCCAACTAGGGGCAATCGTCCAGCGTTTGGAGTGGTGGTAATCGTGTATAGGAAACAGGCAGAAAAGGAATGATATGACAAAGGAAAATTTTGATATTTTAACTGATTATGAAGAACTTTGCGGAAGGTTGAAAGACATTTTGATAGTTTTAGGAATGACTAGTGTAGGAGAAGATTCTGAAAAGACAGCTACCATCAATGTAGTATCTCAAGCATTAGAAAGTCTAATTATAGAACATACAAAAAACACTAATAAATATAGAGAGGACATAGCATGAATGATTATTTCAAAGAATTTAAAAAAGACTTAGGACTTGTAGAGGAAAAGCTAGAGATTTTATCAGAGTGGCATAAGTCTAAGAATCATATTGGCGCAACGGAAATTGCTGAAGATTGTATTTCAGTAATTAGTGATCTATGGATAAGTTTTTATAAATTATCTGAAGCGTACAAGATGCAGGAAGCTAGTCATGAAGAATTTTATAATAAGAATGTTGAGAACTTACTGGGAGAATTAAAAAAATATGACGATGAGTGTGCAGAAATGTACAATAAGAAACCTGACTGGTTACTATTCAATTACTTAAATCAAGTAATAAGCGAAAACAAGTTAAGTAATGATATTACTCATGAGACTGCTTCAACTTGGACGTATTTACGAAGTTTAGTAGCGTCTGATTTACAAAAAAGAGGGCTTTTAAAATGAATGAACTAGATATAAGCAATACACAGGCGCTTATTTTTACCGTGATTTTGATTGGCTTTCTCATTTACCTAAACCAACGAGACCACAAAAAGAGCGCTCAAATGGAGCGAGAAAATAAACTAGCGTTACAATGTAATAGCGATGTAACACCTAAAGAGGATTTAAACCCTTGTTATGGGCGATATATCCAGCTTGCAGGGGTTAAACCGTGGAGGTGACGATATGTTTGAAAGGATGATTGAAGAACTTCAAATAAAAATATTAGAAGCCTTAGAACGTTACCTGAAAAGCCATGAGAAAATACCTCCCCGAATTATTGGACTGATTTCCGCAAAACGAGTACAAGAAGAGTTAGATATAAAATACCTGACCTTACAAAAATGGGAAAGAATGGGCTTGAAGCGTTATCAGCCTCCAGGAGATGATAGCAGAAAAGTTTATTATAAAGTGGACGAGATCCGTAAGTTTATGGGGGTGGGAGAATGAGAGTGATAGAATTAACCTTGTCAAGTGACAAATTGGCCTTGTTTGGCTTTCTTAAGTCTACCCCTACCCAAGCTTGGAAGAATGGGGAACACTTCAAATTCATCTACTTTGAACCGATAGGCGAGACGCTGACGGACTTCCACTATAAAGGCTTGTATGTGGCTGTCAAAGACGAAAAAGAGGAAGTGGAGGGTTGGAAATTAATTAGAGACTTGGAGATAGCTTTGGCCAGTTCGGACTTGCTGACGATTCTGAAAGAATTAGAGGTAAACAAATTGACCGAGCAACGGCAGGGGCTTGGAGTGGAGTTGAAAGGCTGGGTTTTTGACCTGATTTGTAATGGCATTTATACCAGGTATGAGACTTCACTTTTTGTCCGCTTGCTATTTGTGAATGGCTACAGTTTTAGTCAGTTGGTAGACCTATTTTCAGCAATCGTTAAATGCAAAGACCTAGCCAGCTATTTCCTAGAAGTAGCGACAAAATTCTATAAGGAGGTGGCTTTTGAATAGTGAAGAAATTGTAAGTAAAATCATAGAAGAGAATCAGCCACAAATACCGCCTACCGTGGTGGATTTGACCCAAGCAAGGGAGACCGACGAGGAACACAATAGCCTAGATTTAACTCCTAAAACAAAAGGAAAAGGCTTTGTCATCACCTTGGACAATCTCAAGAAGATTTTGAGTGGGGATAGTAAGCTAAAAGGGGCGATACAGTACAACACTTTTACATATGAAATTGACGTTACCAAGTCTATTAAGTTAAATGGTAGAACCTTAAGCGGTACAATCGATGACCTGATTATCAGAGAGATTAGGGCTTATATTGCTACTAAGTATAAGATGGATTATAAAAAAGGGGATATCGCTGATATCTTGGAAGTGGTGGCTGGAGAACACAGCTACAACCCCTTAAAAGACTATCTGGAATCTTGCGAAAGCGAGTATAAAGAGTTAGTAAATCAGCGTGATCCCTTTGATATTTTAAGGCATTATCTCAATATCAAGGATGATGAATATAACCGTATTATCATGGACTTGTTTTTCCGTGGAGCAGTTGCCAAGGTGTTTGACCCTACTGTTAAGTTTGACTTTGTGCTGGACTTGACTGGAAGGCAGGGAGTAGGAAAGACCCAATTTTTTGAGGGGCTTTTCACTCACAAGTATTTTACAACTGTTGAGACTTTCACAGACAAAGATGACAAGGCTAGAATGGTAAGAAACTGGTGTGTTTTTGATGATGAGATGGTGGCCAGTAAAAAGGCTAGTTTTTCAGAATTGAAGAAATTCATCACAGAAACCAAGCTAGAGTTTAGACCGCCTTACGCTTCCAGTGATAGGCGACTCCCTAAGAGTTTTATCATTGTCAGAGCAACCAATGACCATGATTATTTGAACGACTTGACAGGAGAAAGGCGCTTTCTGGTTGCTGAGGTACACAAAGACACCGCCTATAAGGGCAGGAAGTGGACGGAAAAAGACCGTAGAGCCTTTTGGGGTGCTATGGTGATGGCTTGGAGAGCTAACCAAGTCTTGAACCTGACAGACGAGCAGGAAAAGCTAGTAAATGAGGTTAGAAGCCGTTACAAGTTTGTAGATGAAACCCTTGAGGATTTGGAGCGCTATTTAGGCACTCCTTACCCAAAAAGAATGTATCAGTTCCCGATGACCGACAGGACGCGATACTATTATATCTACGACATGATAAACGAGGGATATTATAGAAATAACAAGGGTGGAACGGTTGAACTGGACACAGACACCTACGGCGAACTGGTAGACAGGGACAAGATGACGATTAACCTATTTTTTCAAGAGGTGTATCTGACTGACAAAGTACCGCCAAAGGATAAGGCTAAGGTTAAAAAGTACATGCAAAACCGAGACGGCTGGGAACATAGGAGATCAACAAGATTTGGTAAAAGTATTAAACCAGCTTACGTTAAAAAAATGTAGTCAGTGTAGTTTATTTTTAAAAAGTGACTACATTTTAAATAGGAAGAAAACCCTTGATACATAAGGGGTTAGAAAAAAGTGTTGTTTTTACTATTTTACTGACTACACCCCTAAACCCTTGATATTATTGACTTTTATATAAAAATGTAGTTATTTTCTATTTATTAAAGAGTATATGAAGATAAGAGATAAAAGGCGTTTATTGTTTATTTTTTTGGGAGCAAGGTGACTACATGACTACGCATGGCGAAAAGCCTTGGGACTGTAAGGTGGATAGCGTAGTCACTAGATATCCCAAAATGACTACACTTTTTTATGAACTCTAAGAATTTTTTAAGAGAGGTTTGAAAATGAAAGTAGTTGACCCTATTAGAGATACTGATGACATCGAAAGAATTAAGGATTTTTTGAGAAGGAAGAATGAACGAGATTACGTATTATTCCTATTTGGAATTTATACAGGTTTACGAGTTAGTGATATTATTCCAATTAAAGTCAAACAAATCATAGAAGATAAAATTGAAATAAGGGAGAAAAAAACAGGAAAAATAAGACGTTTTCCAATTAATCAACAATTGAGAAATGCCTTAAATCAATACATTGATAATAAACAACTCAAAGAATATGATTTTTTATTTCCGAGCAGAAAAAGAGAGAATGGCAAGGGAGTAAAAATTTGTCATATTTCAAGAACCCAAGTGTATAAAATTTTAAAAGAAGCTGGGAATAAATGTGGGATTGAAAATATAGGAACCCACTCAATGAGAAAGACATTTGGCTATCATCATTACAAAAAGAATGGTGATGTAGCTATTCTACAAAGAATATTCAACCATTCAACACCAGAGATTACACTTGGATATATCGGCTACACTCAAGACGAACTAGACCAGAGTATACTAACATTTGACTACTAAATAGCCGTTCTATTTTACATAATGAGAAAATGTAAATTCAAAAACAGAAAACAGGCCTATCCCCTTGATATAAAAGGGATTCTAAAAAGTGCTCGAAAGTCACAAAATAGAAGATATGTTAAATATATGGCACCAAAAAAGAGAGGAAAAACAGATGAATCCAAACAAAGACTACACTCCATTTTTACAGGATAACTTTATAATCTTTAACAAAAATGGTATAATAGAGATGAAGAAAATACCAGACTTCGGAAGCGTGGTATTTACTAGTCAAGATGGCAACATTGTCCAGATTGAAACGACAATTAAAGAAAGATAGCTGACTAGACAACTAGAGGCGGAACATTAAAGCTAAGTAGCTTTTTTGTTGCGTCTCTTTTTGTTTTGAAAAAGAGGAAGTAATGAGGAATAAAGACCCGGTAGAGTGTTGAAACCAATAAGCACAATCAAAAGAAATGAGGAATAAAAGAACATGGAAACATTACAAACTATTGAAACTAAAATTGACAAACTGATTGAACAGAATAAGAAAGCTATTGAGATGACTGAGGCGGAACTGGTTAAAGCAAACCAAGCTATTTCAGATGCTCAAGCCAAACTGGTACAGGCTCAAAAAGAAATCAACTCAGAAAAATACGTTGAAGCAAAAGGTGACCTATGGACGGCAGAACGTACAAAAGAATTTCATGAGGGACGTTTGAAAGAATTAACTAGAGATCCATTAGTTACCTATGAAGAATATCATGCGTTGATTGCAGATATCTTTAGATTAGCCGATGAAGAGCAGGATACTTTCTTCACTCCAGCAGTTGCCAAACTAATGGAAATTATAACACTTGGAGATAATGCTATTAAGGCAAGGGAACGTGTAAACGAGGTTCTTAAAAAACTTGAAAAGGATATCTCTAAAAATAATGAAGATTATAAAAAAGCTAAGAACGGCTGGATTTTAAGTGATTTCTTTTCAGGTTTATCTTATACACCAAGAAACGCCCTATACGGATATCAGTATAGTTTGAAAGAAATGGCTGAGAATTTCAAAAAGGGGCAAAGTTAAAAAAGCCCCCTCCCCCTTCAGCTATCCCCCCTACTAAAAAATAGAAAGATGAGGTATATAGAATGACCCTACCTACTGGTAAGTTTGATTTAAACGAATACGGGAAGTATTTAGCGGAAAAGTCTGCTGAGATTTATGAAGAGAAAACTAGACAAGCAGTTGACGCGATGGAGCGACATAGACAAGAATGTTTAGCAAGAGACGCCAAGTGGCAAGCTATCATAGATCGTTCTGGTGAACTATTAAAAGAAAAGAAGGAAAGAAAGCACCAGCAAGAGATTGAACGCTTGATGGAAGAGAAACGCAAAGAGGTTGATAGAGAAGTTAGCCAGCGCCTATCAATGCCTGATGAACACCAGCAAAAACTCAACAAAGCGATGAGCGAAATGCTGAAAGGCTTATCTTAAAGATTCTAAAAAAGTATTTAGAAAATATTTTAAAAAATTTTTTAATAAAGTGAATCGGAAAAAATATTTTTTGTGAAAGAGCCTGAAGCAACCAGGGAGAAGATGGGGGGGCTACCCCCCTCCCCCTCGGTGCTCCCGGACTACACGCCATCACTGTACATATTTTCTCGCGAGCGAGAAAGACAAAAAGGAGTAAATAGGATTGAATGGAACTACTGTAACTAGAAAATGCTCCAAGTGTCATGAGACTAAAGAATTATCTAGCGAAAACTTTTATAGAAAGCATTCAGACAAGAAAGGTTTCTCAAAAGTTTGTAAGCTATGTAATAAAAAGAAAGACGCAGAGCGTTACCAAAAGAAAAAAGACAAGATATTGACCCAGAAGAAACGATACTATAGACGGCAGAAAGAGCGTCAAAATGAAAAAGGTAGTTTACTCGAAGGAGGTGAAAAGTAATGGAAGATATGTTTCCGAGTCTACTCCAGAAAATTAAGGATGAATTTGAAAAAGCTAGGCTTGATAGTGAGATTCTGGAAGAGTTACTAGAAAAGCTAGAAGAGAATAAAGCTAATTATCTGGACGCCAATCAATATGCTATAGAAATTGGTGAAATACTCGCAAAGGTCTTAGGAGCTTACTTGAGTAATGAAAGCCTACCAGATGGTAAGATGTACTATAATATCGCTAAACGATTGCTAGAAGATGTTTTAGGTCGAAACTATGACCTTGTAAGTGATTATACTGAAAAAGTTCAAGAAGATTTAAACCTTAGGGCTAACCTTCGCATTCCTGCTCAAGTTCCTGAGTTGAATCAAGATAGGATTGACGGCTTAGTAAATCGTTTAGCTAGTGAAGACGATTTTGGAGCTGTAAAATGGTTAGTAGGTGAAACGATTGTTAATTTTACCCAGAGCATTGTAGATGATACGATTCAAAGAAATGTGGTATTTCAGTATAAAGCAGGACTTAGCCCTAAAATTACTAGGCGAACGGCTGGGAAGTGTTGTAAGTGGTGTCAAGAACTGGAAGGCAGTTATAAATATCCTTCAGTTCCCCATGATATTTATAGACGTCATAGTAATTGTAGGTGTACCGTTGAATATTATCCGCAAGATGGTAGACGGCAGAATGTACATACCAGAAAATGGAGTAATATCAATCAAGAAGATGTGGAGCGTCGAAAACAGATAGGTATAGAGTCTGCTGAAGAACGTAAAAGAAAACGAGATGAAAGGATTGCCAAGTTTGGGAATCCTAAAAGAAGATTAAGATAGTCCTGAGGTATAGGGGTAGAAAGGTTGTCGTTAAAAATGGAGCTGGATAGGTTTAAAACGATGATGAACGTTAGAAAGCGGATGACTTACTTTCTGAGATTTCAGAGGATGGCAGGAAGTGAAAACCAGGTTAAGATAGATGAAGAGACTTGGAAACTTGTCTTACCTGATCAGTGGAATTTGACTAGTAAGCATGAAAAAGTAATCAGAGAGGGTATAGAAACATTTGTCCATGATATCAATAAGATAGAGAATGAACGTGCTAGAAAGTGTTTTATCATTCATTATTGCTACATGAGAAGACAGACGGCAAGTGAATGTGCTAAGATTGCTGGGGCTAGTTCAACTAGCTATCAGAGATACAAACAGATAGCCGTCTTAAACTTTGCGAGAATCCACGAGAACGGAGAACTAGAAGCCTATAAGTAGCTATCAGCGGAATGATTGCAGTCTAGGGCGCCCCACTTTAGGGCGTCATCATATAAAACTCCATGAATCAGTTAGAAGCCCTTGGAAACGAATCTAGGGGCTTTTAGATTTCTGAATATATAGGTTGGCGATAGTGTGGTATAATGGTGCTAGGTAATAAAAAAGCACGTTTGACCGTGCTAGTTTCTTGCCTGCTGAACTCATCATATAGTGTAGTGGCTTCTTTGAGGGGCTTTTTTTGTGAACATTTTTAGGAACTTTTAAAGAATTTAAAGGAAATATAAGGAAATGTGATTTTAAAGAAAATCAGCAATATCAAGGCTTTAGCATACTAATGAAATATAAAAATCAAGCGGTAGCGGAATAACTCAAAATGTGATAAGATAGGGGTATGAATCTGAAAGTGAAACAAAAAATACCATTAAAAATCAAGCGCATGGGAATTAATGGTGAGGGAATCGGCTTTTATCAAAAAACATTAGTCTTTGTGCCTGGTGCTCTCAAAGGAGAAGATATCTATTGTCAGATTACTTCTATTAAACGTAACTTTATTGAGGCAAAATTACTGAAGGTCAACAAGAAGTCTAAATTCCGAGTTGTGCCAGCTTGTACTATTTACAATGAGTGCGGAGGCTGCCAAATCATGCACCTCCATTATGATAAGCAGCTAGAGTTCAAGACGGACTTACTTCATCAAGCACTGAAAAAATTTGCTCCTGTAGGATATGAAAACTATGAAATTCGTCCAACTATTGGAATGCAGGAACCCAAGTACTATCGTGCCAAGTTACAATTTCAGACTCGAAAATTTAAAAATCAGGTCAAGGCGGGCTTATATGCACAAAACTCTCATTACTTAGTAGAGTTGAAAGAGTGCCTGGTACAAGACAAGGAAACTCAAGTGATTGCTAATCGTCTAGCAGAATTACTTACTTATCACCAGATTCCAATCACGGATGAGAGAAAAACTCTAGGTGTTAGAACTATAATGGTTCGACGAGCTAGAAAGACTGGACAGGTTCAGATTATTATTGTTACAAATCGCCAGCTTAATTTAACCCAACTAGTAAAAGACTTGGTTAAAGATTTTCCAGAAGTTGTGACAGTAGCTGTTAATACAAATACAGCTAAAACCAGTGAGATTTATGGTGAAAAGACAGAGATTATCTGGGGACAAGAGAGTATTCAAGAAGGTGTTCTTGATTATGAATTTTCACTATCTCCTCGAGCATTCTATCAACTAAATCCTGAACAAACAGAAGTCCTCTATAGCGAGGCGGTAAAAGCGCTGGATGTTGATAAAGAAGACCATTTGATTGACGCTTATTGTGGAGTTGGAACGATTGGATTTGCCTTCGCAAAGAAAGTTAAAACACTTAGAGGTATGGATATTATTCCAGAAGCCATTGAAGATGCCAAGCGAAATGCTAAAAGAATGGGATTTGACAACACACATTATGAAGCTGGAACGGCAGAAGAGATTATTCCTCGCTGGTATAAGGAAGGCTACCGAGCAGATGCTCTGATTGTGGATCCACCACGCACAGGTCTGGATGATAAGTTATTAGATACTATTCTTACCTATGTACCAGAAAAAATGGTCTATATTTCTTGCAATGTTTCGACCTTGGCAAGGGATTTGGTGCGTTTGGTAGAAGTCTACGATGTCCATTATATACAGTCTGTTGACATGTTTCCACACACCGCTCGAACTGAAGCAGTGGTAAAATTAATTAAAAAAGTTTCAAAAAAGTAG